GAGACTAGACTGCTGAGTCGCCAGAATCAATCGAAACGGTAGTGTCTGAAGATCCGACACCATACTGTTGCGTGAACGGTGTGACCGCAGTGGCGGCAATACCGAGAATAGCAGCGACAACAGGAACAACTGCTGGGGGAACGTTAGCAAGAATCTCTGCCTGATTAGCAAGAATCTCCGTAACGGCCGCACCGACCAGGATCAAAAGAAAGTGTCGAGTTGCGGGCGAAAGCTTGTCAAGAAATCCAACAATGCTCATTAAATAATCTCCTTATATTCTATATTAAAATGGTCTTTGACCATGTATAAAGTATACCATATAACAAAAGGCCGGTATAAAAATACCGGCCTAATGTTATTTAAATTGTATTACGCGTTCGTGTCAACGATGTATGCGTAACCAGCGGTACCAGCAGTGGTACCAGTTCCACCAGCGGCCAGCCAAGATTGGACTGCGCCAGCAGTGATGCCGGTAGCACCGTTGTATCCAACGGTAACTGTCAAGCGCTGTCCATTGTTAGTTCCAACGAGAACGAGATCAATGAGGCCGGTACCAGAAGTAGCACTAGTAGCACTGTACTCATTGCTAATAGCAACGGCAGGGACAAGTCGCGTGTTGGTCTTGTATCCGAAGATATCACCAAACGTAAATGCCATGAAAAATCACCTCCTCTAAAATGATATAACCAATTATATCATTATATTTTCTAAAAACCAAAGCTACTTACCAGCCTTGTATTCTCTATAGAAGTCTAAAGCCATTCTTATACCATCATCTAGATCGGTCTGCGGAGACCAACCAATGGAGTGTATTCTGGTTAAATCTAGTCTCTTTCTAAGGGTCCCATTGGGCAGAGATGTATTCCATATTACTTCGCCCTCAAATCCCACCGCATCGCTTACCATCTGGGCCACATCCTTAATCGGATACTCAACACCAGAACTAACATTTACTGGAATTGGACTATCATATTTATTCATAGCCATGATGCATGCGATAGCAAGGTCGTCGCTGTACAAGAACTCTCGCATAGGTGATCCATCACCAAATAGCTCTACAGATGGACTTCCAGACTGCTTAGCATCTTCAAACTTTTGAATCAACGCGGCGAATACATGACTACTTTGGAAGTCATAGTTATCATTCTCTCCGTACATATTACCGGGCATAATTGAGATGCAACTAAATCCATACTGCTTACGATACGCCTGACACATCTCAATACCGGCGATCTTCGCAACGGCATAAGATTTATTAGTAGGCTCAAGCTCCCCGGTAAGTAGGTATTCTTCCTTGATAGGTTGATCGGAATACTTTGGGTAGATACAATTTGATCCTAAAAATAGTAACTTTTTAGCACCACTAGTATACGCATAGTGAATTACATTATTTTGTATCTGTAAGTTTTGGTAGATAAACTCTGCCGACTTAGTATCATTCTCTAAAATTCCGCCCACTCTTGCGGCGGCCAGGAAGATATACTCGGGCTTCTCTGAGTCGAAGAACTCCTTTACACTCACCGAATCCATTAGGTCGACCTCTTGTCTAGTGCGAGTAATTACGTTGTTATACCCAAGGTCGTTAAGTTTTCTTACAATTGCTGATCCGACTAAGCCCCGATGTCCAGCAACAAAAATCTTACTATTGAGTTCCACGTTATACTCCTTCTAGTAGGTCAAAATCATAGTGGTAGGCGCCGCCACCGCCCTGTCGCAGGGAGGGTTCGGAATCTACGGAGTATAAGTATACATCAGACTCGCTGAGTGCCGCGCCTATATAATTAAATGGATACCTATTCTCCGTTGGAAATGCTTTCTGAATACTATTTCCAGTGGGGTTACAGTCGTAGTGCTCGCTATGATACATACAGTCATCTTTAATTATAGGAAATACCATCTGCGCTAAAAAATCCTGATCAATAGTGTAGTACTCGGTAGGATTTCTACCTATGAAGTCTTTTATCATATCCAAAATATTATCTAATTTTCCAGACCTAGCTCCAAACATACCAGCAGATATAAGGTAAGGGTGGCCGACTGGGTGATCCTTCATTATATGGAAGTTTAGACCGGAGTTTAGCCACTCGCTAATGGCATGCATATCTCTTGCACTTACCCTAGCATCCACATCTCTACATATAGCGACGTCTACATCTTTATCCGCAAGGGCTAGGAAGCGGCTAAACGTTTGAGGATAAGGGAAACCTGTAACATCTGCTACGCTACAATTCTCAAACATTGAAATCATTTGAACTATAGGCATTGGAACTCCGGGGCCTATATAAAATCTACACTCCCAATTTGGCATATACCTCTGGGCTAGTATAGCATTTTTAACTGCACCTATACAGTATCTTGGATTGTCACCATAAAGAGAAAACGATATTACTTTTTTCAATTTTCTAATATTTTCTTTACGTCATCCTGAAACTTTGTGTTTAGATATTCTGAGTACGCGGATGAATCAGCTTGGTAAAATGCTTGTGAATTAACTTCCCTGTACCCATCGTCTTCTATAGACTTTCCATTTAAGTAATGCATATGCTCAAGGATTACATCATTAGAATATCTAAGTGTTCCAAGCGCATTGCCAATATCCATCCAGAAGTTATCTATGTAAAGATGTCTCAGTGTGGGAGGAGCCATGTACCCAAGCTTCTTAATTATTTTGGTGTCCATCAATACCGCGGTCGCTAGATTAGGTCCCTGGAATAAATCATTGCCATATGCTACGCCGTACTCAACATCATGGATACTTGATAACAACTCGGTGTCCCATCCGAGAGTTCTAATTCTGTGGTCGTCTCCCATAAAAGCAATATACTTATACTCATCTACATATTTATTGGATATATAGTTCATGGTTCCATTGACCCACATACGATCATTTACTTCATATAATACGCCATCAATTCTCGGATAGTTTTCATGGTCGTCATTGTCTAGGCCAAACATCAAATCTGTAATACTAGAGTTATCTACAAAGCTTTCATAAAAATCAATTGATGATTGTGGTCTAGACCTAGTCGGAACGACCAGCAGAATTTCCTTGCTCATACATAACTCCTAATACTGTTATTCTTCTTGTACCCCTGGAGAGATTCGAACTCCCGACCTGATGGGTAGAAACCATATGCTCTAATCCACTGAGCTACAGGGGCCTTGGTATATTCTACCAGCCCAATACCATTATGGTCAACGCTTATGGGGTAAAAAACTTCCGCCCCAAGGGCCCCAGTCTGCAGATCGGTCTTCCAACTGAATGTTTTTCTCGACACCCTCGCTAGAATCTTCCTGATCTGCCTCCATAGAATCTTCCTCTGCAATAATCCAAAGCTTGCATATCCCGTTGGGATCAATGCTTCCCGAAACTATGTGACACAAACCCTCCTCAAAGAAGATGCACGAGGAACATTTCAGACCCTCGGACTTAAATGGATTATCTGATGCGCCCCCGTAGTGCGCACCATCTGGCCCGGATGACTGGTCGAATTGACCGTACTCCATAACAATCTCGCAGTATGACTCTGCTTGATCTGACTGCCTTTCATTAAGTCCAACCCAATCATGCATATCTCCGTGCTCGCCTTCCATATCATATTCCTTTTTTAAACTCTCTGCGATACCGCGAGACCATGTAAAGCCTGCGTCGCCACCCCATAAATCCCACGCGACTCTGCCGGGTGAAGGATATCCTTCTTCGCCAGCACTAAAACCAGTTGCTTTCTTATCAACTTCATGTCGAGAAAAGAAGCTGTACATCCTTTTTACCGTAGACTCTGAAAGATTTGTGCCGTTAACAATTTGGTTTGCCCTTGTTAAACCAATGATTGTTCCTCCGCGCTTGCCATCCTTTTTCCAGGCAAGTGCTCTTCTAGCGGCGGACTTCATGCCGTCGTTAGGTGAATAAGTTTTAGATGCCTTTTCCATACCTACACGCTTCTTTCTGTTATTAACTGCCGACATTCCACTAGGAACTCCTTGCTGAGGGTTCACGTTAGCGGTTTGCGAGCTATCAATTTTATCGGCTTCTGATGCATACAGAGCTTTAAGATGCGCCTCGGCATCATCCTTAGTTTTGTGGCATGTTACCACTTCTCCGTCATCATCCTTTACAACGGCATAACCGTTGCATCCAGGAGCTTTATCTGAAATGTGCCAAGGCATGGTTATATTATACCCTGCCAAAACCGCTTAGTCAAAAGGTTAGCCGACAATTTAGAAGGACTTACGGCCTTAATTCCAAGTCTAGAGTATAGCGATCTAACGTCAGCGTCGTTATCAATGGCCAGCACTACCCTGCCCAAGGATGATATATTCTTCTTCTTTGACTCAAGGCCGTCGCGATGGGACGGACCAACATTATTCATCATAAGTCTATCATATGACACGCCAGCCTTTCTAAGTGCTGACGCTGTTGAATCACGCTTGGCCTCGGGCCTAGCGGTAATAAGTACAACCTTATACTTAGATGAATTCTGCTTTAGAAAATCTATAGTCTTTTTCATTGGCTGGACGCCATTATATAGTATAGTACCGTCAATATCTGAAACAATGGTGGGCATACTTAATTATACCATGAACCTATTCACCAGTGAACTCTAGAAGTCTCAGCCTACGCTTGCGAGATAGAATTAACTCCTCAAAGAATTCTTCTCCAAACTCAGTAGCATAGAAATACGACTCACCGTCATCATCTATCCCAGTAGCAACAAAGCCAGACCTCTCAAGTTCGAAGAGTAGTTCAGAGAAACTGTCAGTAAAAACCTCATAGATTTCTGGGTCCTCATCAGCCAATGTCGGAGATAGTTCTAAGACATCCTCTCCAAATTCATTTTGAACCACAGCAATGTGCCCATCCTCAATCAACTTAGCGATACGAGGGTGGTCTAAAAATTCATTCATAACCTCTCCTTATGTAGTATTATCGTGCGCGAGGTGGGACTTGAACCCACGGCCGTCGGATTATGAGTCCGGTGCTCTGACCAGCTGAGCTACTCGCACGCCTATTTAATAATCCTCTTCAGGACTATCAATAGGGGTAGGAGCAATGGCTAATGAGCCACACTCCAAGCATTCCATGTCTAGCATATATCCGCTAATCTCATAATCCTCAAACTCTACCACGAGACGCCACATCGTTGAACCACAGGCGCACTGATGTAAAATAGAAGGTCTAAAATCCATAGACGCTGTTCTATCTGTGTCGTAGTATACCCAAGGCTTACTCACTCTTTGATCTTTCAAAGGATGAACGTAAAGCCTTTCTAGTAGATGAGGATGGCTTAAGCCAGCCACCCTTCTTCATCTTACGGTTATAGGCACGTTCAGAGGGCTTTGATTCAACCTTATAGATTACAGTAATGTCCAATTCATTAGCCACCTTGCCGAAAGTTGTCTCAGCAATCTTACCGCTTAGTTGATTCATTAGTTAACTCCCTATATGTTTCAAGTGTTAGTAAGACGGCGTTAGCGGCAAGCGCGGCTGACTGCTCTCTCTTACTATAGGTATCATTATTGATAACCATTTCTGACCAGTTCCTGAGTTCCGCCTCCGCCTTTGTCTTAGACATAATTAACCCTGTGAGCGATACTTAAGTCTAAGTTGGGGGCGTAGGCCGGCCCTAACCAGTTCTTGGTAAGCCTGCCCATAAGCACTCTCAGCACCACTTGCTGACTTACCAGTGCTAGCGGACATTCTCTTATAAGCTGAATCTAACTTACGAGTTAAATCCTTTTCAAATTCTGGATCATGCATTGAGATTAAACTCCACCGTGATACCAGAACCAGCAATTGCATCAGTAATCAACTTAACATATTCCGGAAGGGACTCAACGCTTGTAGTAAAGCGTGCCGTAGCAGTCACGTTAATATCTTTTTCGATTGGCCCCCACAATACCTTAGCGTGCTTTGCGGTAGCGATCTCGTCTTGACGACTGTACCGGAGTGGCGCGGGAGCTTCAGTACGTGGGTTAAAAACAAACTCCACATTAGGAAGGTCGTCAAGGTATTGAGAGTCATACATACCTCTAATAACATTGGTATAAAAACGTCCGGCAGAATCAGAATCGTTCCAACGAATCCAAACGTTGTCATTAATTTCATACTTCCAAACAGAATTATCTGATTCAAAAACTACATACGCTGATTGCGAGGTAGTGTCATAGAGTAGCGCGCGAAGTGCTGAGCTTTCCGAAACATCTGCAATGTCAGTGTATTCAACTTCTTTAACATCATCAATAACCTTGTACATTTATCCTCCAAGTGGGACTAGCTCTTATTATGGGTATATTCTATCAGATGACTTCGATGTCCGCAAGGAAATCTTCTAAATCTTGCGGAGGTCTTTTAGGAGGGTTAATTGAGCCTCCCGGCTTAACCTTAGATGGCTTACGCTCATCCTTAAGCATATCGTATGTATGGACTTCTATGGTTTTATTTATCTCTTTAGGTGTTCTGGCTATTGCATTATATACAGCCCCTGTAACGGCGTCTGAGAGGTCCTTACTGCCCTTTCTAGGGTGGTCCACCCGGTCTCGGATAACCCTAAGTTGAAGAAGCTCCTCAATCAGGATCTCGTTGGCTGGGCCCGTCAATCTCTCCTCTGTGAGGATTAGAGATAGGTCCTGATAATGCTTCTTAGCGACAGAAAGAAGCTCGGTTTTAATTCCATAAGCAGACAATTCATCCATCATACCCTTAGAGTTCCATCGGTCAAACGTTACCATCTTGATATTGAATCCAAGTCTGAATAAGTCAAGGATAAACTCACGAACTTCCGCAAAGTTGACGGCTTCGGTGGACGACGGAGTCCACCACCTAATAGCATCCACAATGACCTTTGGTTGATACTCCTTGTAATTAGTACCAATAGAAACTAATACCCATTCTTCAACATGGGCAAGGGATAATGCGCATCGGTCAATCTTTTGGGCAAGGTCGACGTGGATAAAGTATTGCTTATCATCAACTGGTTTAAACCAATCGGCAATAACTCCGTCCTCGGAGATAGCCCAGCTTGTTTGATTGAATGCTGTTTCAATTTTAGTTCTAGACTTAAAAAATGCGTCAATAGAATCGGGAGGCATACAGGCAAATCGTGACAGTGCGTCCTGCATATCCTTATAAAAGTCTTGTGTATACTCATGCAACTGTCGCGTGGGATTTACCTCCCACGTTGGTCGTTTTAGGGCAAATACCCTGGCCTCGCGATAGGAAACGATATGGTCTTCTTCCCACTCTACGTTAATAGTATTTCCAGGAAAATCTTCTGGAAGGTCTGGATTAACTACTAGGTCTGCGCTACGAATGACAATTTCTTTCTGGGCAACAACTTCATCATAACGCTTCTGGATAAAGTCATTTTTATAGCGAGGGAATGAAAGTAACAATAGCTTCCCGTAGTCGGGGAAACGAGATGACAGCGAACCATTGTACATCTTATAGATATCTTCAGCCGTCTTGGACTGTGTATGCCCAGTGTTATTCTCTACGGCGAAGCCGGAGATTTCGTCAAGGATAACTACAAGTGTATTATATCCCTCCCAGGCTTCTCGTTCTGAGTGTCCTGAGTGTACGGTTATACCCTTATCAAACTTCATTGACTCCTGTGTAGCATCATACTTACCCTGAAACCACGGAGACCTTTTAATTCTTTCACGGAATCCCTTGAAGAAAACGTTCTTTGCCTGTGTTGCATTAATAGCAATGTTCAGGATGTCAATGGCATCTCCGGCTGGCTTTCCGTAATATCCAGCAGGGTCCTTAAGGCACAGGAGTTGATAAACTATATATGCACAAGCGATAGTAGATGTGTAGTCTTTACCACTACCCTTACCAAGTTGAAGGATAACTTCACGGTAGGTCTGCTTTGATCGCTCTAAGCCTTTCTCCTCACCATAAAGTTCAATTAAAGTTTCCTTTTTGTACACCTGCGTCATAGCTTTCAGCATTACGATCTGAAGTTCTGAGAGAGGTAGAAGCCCTAGATATTTGGCATCGTAGCAGAAAGTTTCTAAGTCTACTGGAGTCTCGTCAAAGTCCTGCCCTTCAAGGACGTCCAGGTACTCGCTAAAGTCCATTGACATATCAGTCTACTTCGCTAATAACCTGTACGGGTACGGTTTCATTATTTACCTGTGCGAGTCTCTTCTTTACCTCATTCTGGCATGATGGACATTTAAACACAACGTCCCTTAAAATTCCAATAATAATTTCTTCACGGCGTTCACGCTCAGCAATATGCGAGGCCATCTCGCTATTATCAATTGCGCCCATCTCTTTAAGCATACCGAAGCGCTTGGCTTCAAGGTCACCTATCATTTTTAGCGCGGCAGTTTTTTGTGCAACGACTTTGGAATCAAAACCTTCGGAGTCCATCTGATCATCAGCAGCAGAAACAATTTCCCAGCCCCTAGCAATAAGATCATTATAATGGATATCAGTATTAGCAAGGGC